TTCTATAAAGAAAATGATACATGTCCTTCTTGTAAACAGGACATACAGGAACATCATAAAGAAGAAGTGTATGTTGAACAAAATAAAGAAAAAGATGAAATTTATGATGCTCTATCCGAATTATCAACTCACATAGAAAAGACAGAATCCAGATTATCAGAAATAAATTCTATTACATCAGATATCAAAGATATAGAAAATGAAATCTCTATTAAGCAAAGTCAAATAAGTGCTTCGTCAAAATATATTAGTAAGATTCAAAAGAACATTGAATCTGTTTTAACTGAAGGAACAGAAGTTCAAGAAAGTAAAGATGAACTAAATGTTTTGATAGGAGAAGGAAAGAATTATGTTGAATCTAAAAGGGGAATGATTGATGACCGACATTACCTTGATATTGCCTATACTATTCTGAAAGACAGTGGAATCAAGGCAAAGATTATTAAACACTACTTGCCGATTATGAACAAGTTGATTAACAAGTATCTTGCAGATATGGATTTCTTCTGTCAGTTTAATCTTGATGAGAGTTTTAATGAGACAATCAAGAGTCGCCATAGAGATGAATTTACCTACCACAGTTTCAGTGAGGGTGAACGATTGCGTATCGACCTGTCTTTGCTTCTTGCATGGCGTGAGATTGCACGACTAAAGAATAGTGTGAATTGTAATCTTCTGATTCTTGATGAGGTCTTCGATTCGAGTCTCGATTCAGTCGGCACCGAAGAGTTCTTAAAACTCTTGACATCTTTCGGAAGTCGTGCTAATATATTTGTAATTAGTCATAAATCAGATTCTATGACGGATAAATTCCAAAATCATGTAGTTTTCGAAAAGAAGAATAATTTTAGCGGAATAAAATGACATAAAATTTAGTTTAAGACAAGGCAAAAAACTAAATACTATGGTTCGAAGGGAGGAGAGATGATTAAAAATCACTCAAGAGAATCTTGGTATATCGCTCACCGTAAGGAAGTTCTTTCTCGTTTTAAGAATGGAAAAAAGGTAACTGAACGAAGAGAAATGATTAAATCACCTTCCGGTAAATACACAATTGAACTTAATAGAGTCTCTTTTAAGAAGAGAAAAAGAGAATTCATATTCTCCTATGCAAATGTATTCAATAAAGATAAGATAATAAGCAGAATTCATAGAAACGATTCTGACTTTCCATATCTTTTTATAGAAGATGAGAACGAAGAATTTCTCTTATATGCTGAGGATGTCCAGTCTAGGAATGTACTTGACTTAAAAACGGGCAAAACAAATTCTTATGTTAGTGAAAAGGCTTCTAGGGGACTAGAATTTAGATGGAATAGGATGCAACTTTCACCAAATAATAAAAGATTGATGGTTGAAGGTTTGGTTAAACATAAACCAAAGGATTCTATCGAATTTAGAGAAATCCGATTTTTTGAATTTAAAGATATTTTTAACTTACCATATAAAGAAATTGGGGAAAGAATAACCTTTCCTTATGATAAATTTGAAGCGTGGGAGGGTGACGATAAATTTATTATAAGTATCAGAGAAGAATATTCTAAAGAAAAGAACGAACCAATTAGAGATATGAGTAAGGAAGATAGATTTACTTGTTTAGCCGCCGATGATGACCATGGCATAAAGAAAATATACTATAGAATGCCCATTAAATCAGGTGATGCAAGGGAAGAAGTTTTTTACGAATGGATTAAATAGAATTTAGTTGACATGTAGTAGTTATAGTGTATAATGACGAGTATGAATGCGAAACGCAAACAACAAGAATATATTAAAAAAGCATATGGTGTCGAACCAAGTTGGGTTGATTCTGATGTTAAGACAACAGACGAACTAAATGCAATGATTGATAGGGCCCGAATGTGGTACTGGTCTAATCATAGGTTCGATTCTAGAAAGCACAAACAGTGGATTTTAGATTATCTTAAGAAAACGGATTCAGATAAAGAAACCATTTCTTTCGTTAAATCAAATCCTATAACTTCATTTAAGGGAAATGGAGTTTATTGTCGTATGTACTGTTTGGGAGCTCCGCTCTCGGATGTGCATCTTGAGTCAATTAGTGATACTGTCAATAAATTAATTGCTTCTGGTAAGTTGAAGAAAGAAACAGATACAAAACCAAAACTTTCAATTCAAGAAAGAATCGAACAACAAGTAATTGAGTACCTTTCTATATTGGAAGAAAAATCGGATGCATTTCTTGATTCACTCGCATCGGGTGAAAAATTTAATTTTAATGTTGAAGAATGGTTGAAGGCCAATAAGGTTAAATCCGTCCAATCTAAAAAGATTGCCCAACACTTTGTTCCTCTGAGTAAAGAACTTGAAGAAGCAGTAGAGGGATTATGTCCGCAACTTAATGAGGGATATAGTTATCTTACAAAACCAAAGAAGAAAAAGTATTACAAATTTGTAATGGAACTTGTTAATACATGTCAGAATAATGTCACTCCAAGAAAAAAGAGAAAGACAAAAAACAAGACACCGGAACAATTAGTTTCTAAAGTTAAATACGAAGAGAAAAATGAAGAGTTTAAATTGACCAGTATCCATCCCGCTGATATAATTGGTGCATCTAAACTAATAGTTTTCAATACAAAGTATAGAGAACTTACGATATACAATACTCTTGACCCTGCTGGATTTATCATAAAAGGCACCACAATTCAGAACTTTAGTAAAGATTCATCTAAGTCAAAGAAGATAAGAAAACCAGAAGGTATTTTACCTGTTGTGAAAACTTCTGGGATTCGTGTCATAAACAAACACTTTAATGACCTAAATACTAAGAGTAAAACCCCAACTGGAAGACTTAATTCCAGTACGATTATAATGAAAGTTTTAAAATGATACTTATAGATAATACACAAATACTACTTGCTAGTATTTTTGCACAAATTCGTGGCGATGATTCATTAATAGATGAAGACTTTGTTCGTCATATGACTCTTAACACATATAGAATGTATAAAAGAAAGTACGAAGATAAATTTGGTGAATTGGTAATTTGTCAAGATGCTGGTAATTACTGGCGCAAAGATGTCTTTGAAAATTACAAACAAAATCGAAAAGATTCTCAAAAGAAGGATTCTAAAGACTGGAATAAGATTTTTGGTGTCCTGAGTAAAATTCGTGACGAGGTGGCCGAAGTTTTCCCATATAAACATATGTGGGTTGCTCGATGTGAAGCAGATGATATTATTGCAATCTTGACAAAGCATAATCATAACAAAGAAAATATTATGATTGTTTCGGCAGACAAGGACTTTCAACAATTACAGAAGTATAGTAATGTGAAACAGTATTCTCCCACACAAAAGAAAAACTTGATTTGCGATAACCCCCAAGAATTTTTGAAGAATCATATCATTAAGGGAGATTCTTCTGATGGCATTCCTAATGTTTTATCTGATGGTGATACTTTTGTAAATCCAGAAAAACGACAAAAGAGAATGACCAAGAGTGTAATTTCTAAAATTGAAGACTCACTCCAAGAAGGCAAGATTCCAGAAGACATTTCTAACAACTGGGAAAGAAATGAAAAACTAGTTAACTTAGATTTAATTCCAGAAGAGATTGAACAACAAATTCTTGCAGAGTGGGAAAAACCTATCACTGGAGATAGAGGTAAAATTTTTAATTACTTCATGGACAACCGACTTAAGTTATTGATGGAAAGTATAGAGGAGTTTTGAATTCAAATGTCACGGAAGTTTAATAAGTCCTATTTTGATGATGGAGAAGGTTACCAGAAGCCTGCTTCTAGAAAAAGAAAAGCCAAACAAAATCATCGAAGAAATACCAAAAGAAATCTAAAAGATTTTTCTAACGACAAGATACATACTGATGATGAATGGTATGATAAGTACGACAATCTTTTAGGTGATACTGATGAGGAGAAATGGTAATGGGATGTGGATGCGGTAAAAACAACCCACCCGAAGGATTGAACAGTTCACGGGGCCGGGCATTACAAGAAGCAAAAGAACAAAGAAATGAATCGAACAATGGAGAGAGAGAAGATATAGTGAAACACGATACACCTCAATCAAGACCTAACAACCCAAAGACACCAGCTCCTCCATCTTTAGTGAAGCGTGCATCTAGTTTGGCAAAATCTGCGGTTTCTAGAGGAATTAGTAATAAAAGGGCTGACCCAGTTGCAAAAAGACTTAGAGTTTTATCTTGCCACGGTGACCCAGACCAATTGAATTCCCAATGTCCCTATCGTGAAGAGTCTAATAAAAAACGAAACACATTTTATTGTACAGCATGTGGATGTGGAGATAATTCAAACGCTTGGTTAAACAATCCTTCTAACTCAGAAGCTTATGTTAAACTAGATTTTCCTTGGTTATCATGTCCTTTAAAGATGCCGGGATTTAGTGATTATGTTCCTACAGAAGAACAGAATGAAGAATTAATTGAAAAATATAGTGAAGAGTCTTTAGAAAGAAAGACCATTATAGAAAATTTATGTAAGGCTTGGAATCTTGAGATTCCTGCTGCTGAAGCGCCCCCTCAATCAGAAAAGGAAAAAGAGGAACGGCCTGAACCTGAAAGTGACTAACCTTTAACGGAGATTATATTATGACAACTACAACACAAACTAAAATTTCATCTGATACCTTGAACCTTCTCAAGAATTTTTCTGGTATCAATTCCAACATTCTTATTAAACCAGGCAATACCCTGATTACACTTTCGCCTATGAAGAATGTTATGGCAAAGGCCACGGTTAACGAAGATTTTGATTCTCAGGTTGCTATCTGGGATTTGAATAAGTTTTTGGGAACTGTTTCCCTCTTCAATGACCCATGTTTTGAATTTAATGGTGACCATGTTTTGATTAGTAATGAAAGTGGTTCATCTTGTACTAAGTACTACTATTCAGAAGCTAAACTGATTACAACAACCGAACGAGAAATTACGATGCCAAATAGTGTGATTGAATTTGTACTCACACAATCGGCATTGAATGAAATTCAAAAAGCAGCTTCGGTTTTGCAAGTTCCAGATATTGCAGTTACAACAGATGGAAATGAAATTGTTTTGGTTGCAATGGACAGTAAAGATAAAACTACTAACACATATTCTGTATCACTGGGAGAACTTCCTAATGATGGACATGATTTTTGTTTCTATTACAAAGTAGAAAATCTTAAGATGTTGCCTGGAGATTACAATGTTAAGATTTCGGATAAGTTGATTAGTGAACTTACTAACACAAAGACGAATCTAACTTATTGGATTGCTCTAGAACAAAATTCAGTTTATAACGGGTGACATACATGAACACTTTGGTTACAGGTGGTAGTGGGCTTGTAGGTTCATCTATAAATTCCGAATTCAAACCAACAAAAGAAGGTTTGAATCTTATGAACTTTATGGATATCTGTGAGTATATACGAATCAATGAAATTGATTCAATTATACATTGTGCCGCAAAGGTTGGAGGTATTAAAGCCAACTCTGACCACCTCGGAGAATTTTTCTACGACAACATTATAATGAACACCAATCTTCTTCACGCTGCTCATGTTTGCGGTGTAACGAAGGTTGTGTCATTTATGTCTACTTGTGTTTTTCCAGATAATGCAGAATACCCATTAACAGTAGAACAAATTCATGATGGCGAACCCCATTCCTCTAATTATGCATATGCTTATGCTAAAAGGATGTTGGATGTTCAGAGTAGAGCATACAGAGAACAATATGGTAGTAATTTTGTTACTGTAATTCCTTGTAATATTTACGGCCCTAATGATAATTTTAGTTTAGAAAACGGACATGTAATTCCTTCGTTGATTCATAAGTGTTATCTAGCAAAACAGAATAATACAAATTTTGAAATATGGGGAACTGGTAAAGCGTATCGTGAATTTATGTACTCTAAAGACATTGCATATCTTGCTGAATGGGTATTAACAGATTACAATCATCCCGACCCTCTTATAATCTCTCCCGATGAAGAGATTAGTGTTGCTACACTTGCACAAGAAATTGCATGGAGAATGGGGTTTGAAGGTAATATTGTTTATAATCAACAGATGGATGGACAATTAAGAAAACCATCAGACAATAACAAGTTAAAAACAATGTTACCAGAGTATAAATTTGTTCCAATAGAAATAGGTTTAATAAAAACCATAGAGTGGTTTATAGAAAATTATGAGGATGCAAGGAAGTGAAAAAAGCACTTATCACAGGAATTAATGGACAGGATGGTTCTTATCTTGCTGAGTTTCTTTTAGAGAAAGGCTATGAAGTTCATGGTATTCTTAAGAGAAATTCGGTCGCAGAGAATCAGACTGCAAGACTCGATGATGTATTTAAGAAGTTGCATCTTTATTATGGTGACTTAACAGACCTTTCTTCTTTGATTACAATTCTTCAGAAGGTACAACCAGATGAAGTTTATAATCTTGCAGCACAATCGCATGTTCGTATTAGTTTTGATGTTCCAATTTATACTTCAGCTGCTACGGGTATGGGTGTCTTAAATATACTGGAAGCTTGCAGATTAATCTGTCCTAACTCGAAAATTTATCAGGCATCTTCATCTGAAATGTTTGGTAATTGTGTAGACGAAGATGGATTCCAGAGAGAATCGACGCCCATGCGTCCTGTGAGTCCGTATGGATGTGCAAAGGTTTTCGGATATAACATATCAAGAAACTATAGAAATTCTTATGACATGTTTATTTCAAATGGTATCTTGTTTAATCACGAATCTCCTCGTCGTGGTTCTAACTTTGTAACTTCTAAAATTGTTAAAGGTGCCATTGATTGTTCAAAGGGAAAGAGCGAACTTCGATTGGGTAATTTAGAAGCACGAAGAGATTGGGGACATGCAAAAGACTATGTTCGTGCAATGTGGATGATGTTACAACAACCCAATTCGGGAGATTATGTTTGTGCCACTGGCGTTTCTCATAGTGTTCGTGATTGTTGTGAATATGTTTTTAATAAACTTGGTATGGACTATAAAGATTATGTTGTAATCGACCCCAAGTATTTCCGACCAGAAGAGTTGGAAGACTTAAAGGGTGATTGTTCAAAGTTAAAGCTTGAAATTGGTTGGGAACCAGAGTATAATTTTGAACAGTTGATGGATGAAATGATTGATAATGAAATGAGTGAAGGTATTTAAAATGCAAAAACAATATTTGTGGGTAGAAAAGTATCGACCACAAACTACAAAAGAGTGTATACTTCCTAAAGATATAAAAAAGACATTCCAAGACATCGTTGATACAGGAGAGATGCAAAATCTTCTTTTGTCTGGCGGTGCGGGATGCGGTAAGACAACCATTGCAAAGGCATTGTGCAATGAATTGGATTGTGATTATATTATGATTAACTGTTCGGAAGATGGAAACATTGACACACTTCGAACAAAGATTCGTAATTTTGCAAGTACGGTTTCTATCTCAGGTGGTAAGAAAGTGGTCATTCTCGATGAGTTTGATTATTCAAATGCACAATCGACTCAACCCGCACTTCGTGGATTCATTGAGGAGTTCGCAGGCAATTGTCGATTTATTCTTACATGTAACTTTAAGAATCGTATCATTGAACCATTACATTCACGATGTACCTGTGTAGAATTTAGAATTCCAAATAGTGAAAAACCAAATCTTGCAGGACAGTTCTTGGAAAGAATGAAAGAGATTCTTGGACAAGAACAGGTTTCATATTCAGAAGCAGTTCTAGCAGAATTGATTATGAAACACTTTCCCGATTTCCGCAGAGTCATAAATGAATTGCAGAGATATTCGGTTGCAGGAACAATTGATGAAGGAATCTTGACTCAATTGGGAGAAGTAAATCTAAAGAAACTGGTTACTTCCATGAAGGAAAAGGATTTCACAAATGTAAGAAAGTGGGTTGTAGAAAATCTTGACAACGACCAAACACAAATCTTTAGAAAGATATACGACACGCTTTATGATTACATGGCACCACAATCTATTCCACAAGCAATTTTGGTTTTGTCTGAATATCAATACAAGTCTGCTTTTGTTGCAGACCAAGAAATAAATCTAACAGCATGTTTAGTTGAACTTATGATGGGATGCGAATACAAATGAAAATTGATTTTTTTGGTAAATTGTTGTTATGGTGGAAAAGGAGAAAGAAAAAATGAACAAAGGTTTTAAACCAATGCGTGGCACTATTGCATTAAAGAAGGATGGGCAAAAGGGAGAAACCGATGCAGGTATTATCTACACTGAACGGGAAAACCCAAGAGTCGGAACTGGTATTGTAGCAAGTTGCGGACTTGATGATATTCTTCCTAATGGAAAACCTCTCAAACCTTCCTTCAAAGAGGGAGATAGAGTAATGTATTCCAAGACTGACGGATACCATGAAGTCGGTGGCTTTGTTATACTCAAGTTTGATGCAGTAATTGCTGTGTTGGACAAGGATGTTGAGATTAAATGATATTAAATAAAGAGGACACAGACTACGCAAAGA